TACAGATGAGGACTTCTTGCCTATTCCAAGAATAGCTCGTACTATTCCTTTTGGTTATAAAGAAGACTTAGACGATAACAATCAGTTATTACCAGTGCCTAGAGAACTTAGGGCACTGGAGAAAGCAAAAGAGTACTTGCAACAATATAGTTACAGGGAAGTTGCTAACTGGCTCACTACGCAGACAGGTAGAAGCATTTCTCATATGGGACTAAAGAAGCGAATAGAAAGTGAGCAATCCAACAAAAGACGAAGCGCAACTCTCCGCCAGTGGGCCGAAAGGTACAAGACGGCGATCACCAAGGCGGAAGAAATCGAGCGCACAAGGCTTGGAGCAAGGAAGTCGCTCCTTAAAACAACCACGGATTCAAGTGAAGGAGAATCCGCAGGAAGAGCCTGAGTTCGGCCCAATTGTTCCTGAAGAGGAATATAATGTAATATTTAAGCCTAATGCTGGTCCTCAGACTGAGTTTCTAGCATCGGGTGAAAGGGAGGTCTTGTATGGAGGTGCCGCTGGCGGTGGCAAGTCTTATGCAATGCTCGCAGATCCGCTCAGATTCATGGGTCATAGCGCCTTTAGTGGGTTACTATTACGACACACAAATGAAGAGCTTAGAGAGCTTGTGTGGAAGTCTCAGGAGATGTATCCAAAGATTTGGCCGGGAATAAAGTGGTCAGAAAGAAAAATGCAATGGACTGCGCCATCAGGTGCTCGACTATGGTTCTCATATCTCGATAGAGATGATGACGTGCTCCGATATCAGGGACAGGCGTTTAGTTGGATTGGCTTTGACGAATTGACGCAGTGGCATACGCCATTTGCATGGGACTACATGCGTTCCCGTTTACGTAGCACAGCACCAGACTTACCGACGTATATGCGAGCTACTACAAACCCCGGCGGTCCCGGACACGCTTGGGTTAAGAAAATGTTTATTGATCCTTCGCCTCCGGGTAAATCTTTTTGGGCGTCCGATCTTGACACAGGCAAAAGATTAGAGTACCCTAAAGGGCACTCACGGGCCGGTGAACCACTATTCAAACGTAGGTTCATTCCAGCCATGCTTATGGATAATCCACATCTATATGATCAGGGTGACTATGAAGCAATGCTTTTGTCTTTGCCCGAACATCAACGAAAACAATTGTTAGAGGGTAATTGGGATGTTGCAGAAGGTGCGGCTTTTCCAGAATTCAATAGACAAGTACATGTGGTTGAGCCTTTCGATATACCTCGTAATTGGGTTAAATTTAGGGCTTGCGATTATGGCTATGGGTCTTACTCTGCTGTTGTTTGGATTGCTGTATCACCTGACGAACAGCTTATTGTCTATCGTGAGTTATATGTTAGTAAAGTTTTGGCAACTGATCTCGCAGATATGGTGCTTGAACTTGAACAAAATGACGGCAACATAAAATACGGTGTTCTTGATAGCTCCTGCTGGCACAAGCGAGGTGACACTGGCCCATCTCTCGCAGAACAGATGATCCTTAAAGGTTGTCGCTGGAGGCCTTCAGACAGATCTGCAGGATCTCGCGTATCTGGCAAAAACGAAGTACACAGAAGATTGCAAGTAGATGAGTTTAGTGAAGAACCTAGACTTATTTTCTTTAACACGTGCACTAACTTAGTTGCACAATTACCTATTATTCCTTTGGATAAAAAGAATCCAGAAGATATTGATACTAAATCTGAAGACCACTTATATGACGCACTGCGTTATGGTATAATGAGTCGTCCTCGATTCTCTATGTGGGACTATGATCCCTCTCATCAACGTACTTCTAGCTACGTTCCTGCCGATAACACATTTGGATATTAAACATGGAAGAAGATGAAATCTACGACGCTGAATCAGATGCACAGATTACTCTTGATGATGTAACAAATTACTCTGACGAAGATCCAAACCTTTCTCAACTCGTAGGGCACGTCTTAGAAAAGTATAAGAAATCAGAAGATACTCGACGCAAAGACGAGGATCGTTGGCTACAGGCGTACAGAAACTACAGGGGTATCTACGGCCCTGACGTGCAGTTTACAAGTGCTGAAAAATCTCGTGTGTTCGTTAAGGTAACTAAAACAAAAACTCTTGCGGCGTATGGTCAGATCATTGACGTACTGTTTGCAAACAACAAGTTCCCTATTTCCGTTGAACCAACAACATTACCTGAAGGCGTAGAGGATTCAGTTAATTTTGACCCAAAGAAACCTTCGGATAGCGGTCCACGGGACATCTATGGCTTTGATGGTGACGGCAGAGAACTACCTAAAGGTGCCACACGTAATTCATTACAACTCGGTCCTTTAGAAGATAAGCTTTCAGGTGTTGATGGTTTAGAAACTGGACCCGGATTAACTGCTACATCTATTACATTCCATCCCGCTATGGTTGCGGCTAAAAAGATGGAAAAGAAGATTATGGATCAGTTAGACGAGTCTAATGCGTCTAAACAGCTACGCTCTACTGCTTTTGAGATGCCACTATTTGGTACTGGCATCATGAAAGGTCCATTTGTTGTAGATAAAGAATATCCTAACTGGAATGAAGATGGCGATTACGATCCAGTTGTGAAGACTGCGCCTACTACCTCACACGTATCCGTTTGGAATTTTTATCCAGATCCAGATGCTTCAAACATGGATGAAGCACAGTACGTAATTGAAAGACATAAAATGTCTCGTACTCAGTTACGTGCTTTAAAGAAACGCCCATACTTCCGTGACAATGTAATTGACCAAGTTATTTCATTGGGTGAAGGTTACATTAAAAAGTATTGGGAAGATGATTTACGCGATTACACAACGGACTATGACATTGATCGTTTTGAAGTGTTGGAGTATTGGGGTGTAGTTGATAAAGAATTGCTTGAGCAAGCCAATGTCGATATTCCAGATAATTTAGGTGAATTGGAGGAAGTTCAAGCAAATATTTGGTATTGTAATGGTCGCATTCTACGCGCTGTTCTTAATCCGTTTAAGCCTGCCAATATACCATACTATGCAGTTCCGTATGAGTTAAATCCTTACTCATTCTTCGGTGTAGGTATCGCAGAAAACATGGACGATACTCAAACACTGATGAACGGCTTTATGCGTATGGCAGTGGACAATGCAGTATTGTCAGGGAACTTACTCATTGAGATAGATGAGACGAACCTTGTACCGGGACAAGATCTGTCAGTATATCCGGGCAAAGTATTCCGCCGTCAAGGTGGGGCACCGGGACAGGCAATCTTTGGTACTAAATTCCCTAATGTCTCTAATGAGAATCTGCAGTTGTTTGACAAGGCCCGTGTTCTTGCGGACGAGTCAACAGGCTTCCCCTCATTCGCCCACGGACAAACTGGTGTGTCTGGTGTAGGCCGCACGGCATCTGGCATCTCTATGCTGATGAACGCGGCGGCAGGTGGTATTAAAACTGTAATTAAGAATGTAGATGATTATTTGCTTGGGCCTATGGGCAAAGCTATGTTTGCGTACAACATGCAGTTCGACTTTGATCCAAATATTCGTGGTGATTTAGAGGTACGTTCTCGCGGAACTGAGTCCTTAATGGCTAATGAAGTACGTAGTCAAAGACTCATGCAATTCCTGCAAGTAGCTTCTAATCCACAATTAGCACCATTTGCTAAGTTCCCATACATTGTACGTGAGATTGCTAAGTCCATGGATCTTGATCCTGACAAGGTAACTAACTCAATGGAAGAAGCCGCACTACAAGCACAATTAATGCAACAAGAACAGGGTGGTGCACCCACACCTCCGGGAGTTCCGGGTGTTGCGGACACAGCGGGTACAGGCGGTGGAAACATCGGAGTAGGACAAGTACCAGTACCGGGCGAACAAGGATTTACAGGAAATGCAGTTGGAACAGCACCGCAAGCAGGTGGTCAGCCACCTCAAGCCCCTATGCAATAACAAAAAGCAATGGGATGCATTTTGTGAGTATTTGGACATTATGATATCCGAAAACCACAAAAAACTAGAGCAATCGGACAATATAGTGTCCATTCACCAAGCGCAGGGAGCAGTCTCTGCCTTGAGATATTTGAAGTATTTAAGAGACGAGGCTTTATCAGATGGGTAGACCAGCAGGATTGATGACTGAGTATAAGACTGAAGCAGGTCGTCCTATTTATATTTCGGATAATGGCGATATTGTTTCTGAACAGTCTGTAACAATTAAAATGGGTAACAAATTTGTTAATGTGCCCTCTATACAAGACGGCATACAGTACTCCGAAGATGAACTTGTTGAATTAATCAAAGATAAAAAAATTCAGCCAACGAGCACACACAAAACTGAACTACTTGCTATAAAAGCCGCAGAAAAACGTAGTCCATCTTTGATGTCTCAGGAAACGGCTATGCAGGTAGAAGACGCATATAGAGAAGAGATGGTAAAAAGAAAAGCACAAACTGAAATGAATGATTTAATTCCATCTCCTCGTATGAAAAATGATAACGAAGAACCAATAACATTTGCAGAAGGTGGCCTGCTAGATGAAGGAGGGACAGTTGACCCAGTATCAGGAAACGAAGTGCCTGCGGGATCTACTCAAGAAGAAGTGAGAGACGATATCCCCGCGCAACTTAGTGAAGGCGAATTTGTTTTTCCTGCTGATGTTGTACGTTATATCGGCCTTGAGAATTTAATGAAGCTTCGCCAGAAAGCTAAATCTGGTCTGAAGTTGATGGAAGACATGGGTCAGATGGGCAATGCGGAAGAAGCTGTCGCTGAAGATGATCTAGAATACATCGCAGAAATCGACATGATGATTGATGATTTTGATCCAGAAGAAGAAGAGACACGTAACTTTGCAGTAGGTGGATATAACCCGCCAAAGATTCCCAATTTCTCTGGGACAACATATAAATCACCAACAGCTTCTGATATAGTTTTTGGTGGAAGCTCTGGCGTTTCTCCGTTTGGTGGTGTACAATCGCCAGTACAATACACATCTGAAGAATACATCGGTCCTAATGGTGAAAGGATTACTGTAACTCTAATCAATGGTAAGCCTGTCAATCCACCTCCTCCCGGATATAAGAAGTACGATCCCACAAAGGCGGCAAAAGCCGCACCAACTATTGCTCAACCAAAAGTTGCTCAGCCCACAGTTGCAGACACTGGTGGAGATGGTGGAGATGGCCCACAGGCACCTACTAGCAACATGGGCACATTAGGAATGACAGGATTAGCTGAAGCCGTAGGGATTCTAGCGGAAGTAAATCCAGATTTAGAAGAAGCATTCAAAAATAAACCAAAAGGACTTAGAGATTTAGTTGTAAAAGGATTAATTCCTAGTCTTATTAGTAGTATTCAATATGGTAGACAAGAAGCTAAAGCAATCAAGGCATTGGAGCAGGGTTACGGCTTAACTAATTTTGATGTGGACTCTACATATGGCAAATGGAGAGCAGGACTAGATAATCCATACATGGCGGCGGCTGTTCTTGAGTCAGAAAAACAAGCACGAGATATTGTTTCAGGAGAATCTGATTGGAGAAAATCTGATTTTGGCTCTAGGGAGGAAGCAAAAGCAGTAGCAAATTCTGGCTGGGCTTCTGAAGAGCATTTTAAATCTATTCAAGACGAGTTTGATGAAATAGATAGCGCCCCATCGCAACAGGCTATTGATGATTACAACAGAGCAGAAATTGAACGCGCCATTGAAGAAGGCAGACAAGCAAATCTTGCAGATTCTAGGGATGATAACTCTGGAGACTCTTCAAGGGATAGATCTGATACAAATGAAGATTACGGTGGGGGTAGTGGCGACGCTACTCAATCAGACGACGCATCATTCGGCGGCGTAGAAGGAGGCTGGGATTAATAAGGTCAGCAGGCAACCTTAATGCCTGCATTTTAACTGGCTACCTAACGCCCTAAAAAGCTACCGTTAGCCCCAGACAAAGGATGAAACAATGTCTACAACTACAACTGAAATGACTGAAAAAGTCGAACAAGTAAAAGTCGCATCTGGCTTTGCAAAGCGCAATGCGAATAAGAAGCGTATTGAAGAAGAGGAAGCTGAGCTTGCTGAGATGATGGAGGCGAAAGAAACTCCAGATGAAACAGCAGAATCTGACGATGGCCCAGAACCTGCGGGAGCAGAGGAAAAGACTTTCAAGAAGCGGTATGGCGATCTGCGCCGACACTCGCAGAAGAAAGAGAATGAACTGCAAGAGCAAATTGACGCTCTCAAAAATCAGTTAGATGCTTCCACTAAAAAACAAATTAGCTACCCCAAATCAGAGGAAGAGCTAGAGTCTTGGATGGAACAATACCCAGACGTTGCAAAAATTGTGGAAACAATTGCAATGAAAAAGGCACACGAACAAGCTTCTGAATTTGAAAGCAAGTTTAAAGAAATCGATGAGATGAAGCTGAATGCCCAAAGGGAAAAAGCAGAAGCAGAACTTATGCGAGTTCACCCAGATTTTGAACAGATTCGCGACACAGACGATTTCCATAATTGGGTTGAGGAACAACCTAAATGGGTTCAAAGTGCTCTTTACGATAATGACACAGACGCTACATCTGCCGCACGTGCAATCGACTTGTACAAATCGGACATGGGGATTAAAACTAAAAAGTCCTCTAAGAATACAGATGCGGCAAAAGCTGTCGGGACTCGCTCTGAAAGATCTTCTCCAGATGGACAGGAATCTGGATCGTATATTAAGGAATCAGATATTGCACGTATGAGCGCGGCGCAGTATGAAAAAATAGCAGACGATGTTGCAGAAGCAATTCGCACGAATAGGTTTGTCTACGATCTTTCCGGATCGGCACGATAAATTACTTGACAAATATGATTCTGTGGATATAACTATGTTCACAAAACATTAATATGCGGCCTCCGCAAGGACACCCGCAGTAAATCCGGAGTATGGAAACGTGTTGTTGTAAGTCCTCGCCAGTTCCTGCAATAACACGAATCCTAATTCCACCTTCCCAGAACACCCAAACTACTCAGGCCGTATGATCACTTTGGCCGGTGAATATACCACCCTGATGCTAGATGGCCTCTTGCGAAGTTACAATTAGACTTTAACCCTTTGCTTTAACTAGGAGTGTCACAATGGCATTTGCAAGCGCATCGGGCTATACTAACCTACCTAACGGTAACTTTAGCCCAGTAATCTACTCTAAGCAGGTCCAACTTGCTTTCCGTAAGTCTTCTACTGTTGAAGACATCACTAACAACGACTACTTCGGTGAAATCGCTCAGATGGGCGACTCAGTGAAGATCATCAAAGAGCCTGAGATCTCAGTAACTGCTTACGAGCGTGGTACTACAATCTCAACTCAGGACATCCAAGATAACGACTTCTCACTCGTAATCGACAAGGCGAACTATTTCGCATTCAAGATTGACGACATTGAAGAAGCGCATTCTCATGTCAACTTTATGAACCTCGCAACTGATCGTGCGGCGTATCGCCTGCGTGACCAGTATGACCAAGACGTTCTTGGTTATTTGTCAGGTTACACTCAGTCTGCACTTCACGCTACACCTGACACAGTTAACACAACTGTAAACGGTACGAAGGCTAACAGTTCGGCGGGGTCCGATGAATTGCTCGCTTCTCAGAAGCTTGATGATTCAGACTTCAATGCTGGTACTGCAGGTAACGCTATTCCTGTCGTTCCACGTTTACCGGGTGCAACTTCATTCCCAACTAACTCAACATCTCCTCTTCAGATCATTGCTCGTATGAGCCGTGTTTTGGATCAGCAGTTTGTTGACACACAGGGACGCTGGATCGTCATCGACCCAGTATTCGCTGAAATGTTGAAGGACGAAGATTCTCGTTTGTTCAACGCAGACTTCGGCGGTTCTGGTTTGCAGAATGGTCTTGTTGTTAACAACTTGCACGGTTTCCGTGTATATGTTTCTAACAACACTCCTGCTGTTGGTACTGGTCCTACTGTTGGTTCAACAACATCACAGTCTACTAACTATGGTGTGATTGTTGGTGGTCATGATTCATCTGTTGCTACTGCTCAGCAAATCAACAAGACTGAAACATACCGTGATCCAGACAGCTTCGCGGACATCGTTCGTGGTATGCACCTGTACGGACGTAAGATCCTTCGTCCAGAAGGCATCGTTACTGCCGCTTACCAGACTGGCTATTAATAGCTACTGGTTGGCACTTAGGATGGGGGCTTCGGCCCCCTGACTTTCAATAATGATTGATTTTAAAGTATATACATCGTCTAACGGACCATTATCACCTGAACAGTTAGCCAAGATGGCGGCTGATGATATTGTGTCTATTAGTGATTCGGCTCCTGCTCCTATTAGGGATCAGGCACATATTTTTAAAGGGCACGTTGAGCAGGTTGTTTACCGATATATCAACCGTGCTTTAGATTCAAATCTCTCTTATCTCGTAAAGGAGACTAAAAGCTAATGGCTATTACAACTGCAATGTGCTCTTCATTCAAGCGTGATCTTTTGAAGGGTTACCACGATTTTGATTCATCTGGTGGGGACGCATTTAAAATTGCTCTCTATGATTCAGCGGCTACGCTTGGAGCTTCAACAACTGACTACTCTACTTCTAGCGAAGAAGGCGGTACTGGTTATACAGCAGGCGGTGAGACTCTGACTAGTAACGGTGTTACTCTTTCTGGTAGCACAGCATATGTTGACTTTGCTGACGTGACATGGTCGTCTGCCACAATCACTGCGGCTGGAGCATTGATCTACAATACACAAACAGATGGCGGAACAAGCACTACAGATGCTGTTGCTGTGCTTTCTTTTGGCGGTGACAAAACATCTACTAACGGTGACTTCGTAGTTCAGTTTCCTACTGCGGACTCTTCTAACGCTGTTATTCGTATTGCCTAAGTAAGGGCAACCGCGCATGTCTAACCCGGAAGCAGGCTTAGTCTTAGACTATAATATCAGTCAGGATGATCTGACTGGCAATGCCTATCCGGGCAATTTTCCGGGCAGAACTGTTGATACCGTTCTCGCTTTTGAGACAACACTGCCGTCTTCATTTTCCGGTTCTTCTGGTTTTTTATCTATTGGGGGAACTGGAATTGGCGCGTGGGCCGGTGTATATAATGATAGTGGAACTTATAAGTTTGCGCTATCGTCTGGAGACGGAAACACTAGCGCATCTCCCCTTTCTTCTACAACAATAAGAGCGGTAGACTTAGAGCCAATATCAAATATACCAGAATTTGACGGCGGCACTCACACTGTAGTTCTTGAATTTAAAATTAATCCCGGAAGAGTTCGCGCATGGATCGACGGCACATTATATCTTGAGGGAAGTACCACTGATGGTAGTGCGTTAGAAAGTAATTCATGGTGCGGAACTTATTGGGAGTTATTTGGTAGCACTACATCCATTGCTGGATTCCCTACTTCAACTTGGTCTGGCGCGTTAAAATCTGGTCTGCGCGTATATTCTGATACTTTAGTTGGCGGCAAAGCCATCTATGGAATCGCAACATATGGTGTAGCGAGTTACGGCGAAGTACCAGAAGTTGTCAACTTAACAACTATTGATGATGGTTTAACAGGCTCTACTACTACAGCTACAGCAACTGGTGATTCTAATACTACTCTTCCATCTGTTCAGGCTACTGCCACACCAGATGCTGACTTAATAATTGAAGCTGATGCTCTACACACAGTCACAAGTATTGTAGGTACAAGTGCGACTGGATCAGTAGGCGTTGTTGGCGTTTCTATTTACCAGACCACTGGAGTAGAAGCAACCGGCCAGACAAATACTCTGAGTGTATCTGGTGATAGCAGTACAGCTACCTCAACAGGTAAGATTACTAGTAGTGTAAATACACTCAGTGTATCCGGCGACAGTAGCACAAATACTTCAACAGGTAGCATTACTGGATCAGTATCTACTGTAACAGTTAACGCTGGCGCGACTGGAATTGTTTCTGGTGTTAGCGCAACAATGACTGCTTCTGATGATGTAGAAGCATTCAGTCGAGTTATCGCAGAAGTTGAAAGCGGGGTACAAGGAACTACAACATTAGAAGATGTTATAGTATCCGCAGACTGTAACACTACTATAATTAATGTAGTTGATTTAGTAGGCACAACAAGCGTAAACACAGCATCTGTTGTTGCAGATGCAAATGTAGTAACCGATGATTTTGAAATAGCTACATTTATTGAAGATATAGCGGCTGTTTACGCAGATGCAAATGTTGATATCTCTGGTGTACAAGCAACAAATACAGCAGACGGCGATGTTGTTATTGAGGGTGATGCCCTTCACGTAATTACATTTGTTCAAGGTGTCGTATCCAACGGTGGTGTTGGAGACGTATTAGCTGGTGCTACTGTTGATTCTGTTACTGGCGTTGAAGCGACAGGACAAGTTGAAACATTCGCTTCTGTTACTGGTGGAACAGGTGTCTTTGCTATACCTGAAGCTGTAGAAGCTACGGGCAGTGTAGAAACAGTCGATGTAAGTACGGGGGCTACATTTGAGCTTCCGAGTACATCAGCAACATTTACAGTTAATGTTCCTGCCGACTTTATTAGCGCAGATAGCTATTACAGAATTACAGATACACTGCTTCTTACAGCGACAATTGACACTGACATTGACATTGAAGCAGATGCTAGTCATGTGGTTATCAGTGTTCAAGGACAAGCGATTACTGGCGGTATTGGGGAAGTCACAGCCGGTGCTGTAATTCTTGAAGAAGAATCCCCTAGCGTTGAAGCTACAGGAACAGTCTATTTTGATCCTGACACTATTATTGGAAATGCGTACTTCACTCTTGAAGAAGTTGAAGCAATTGCGAGTGCTGATAATGTAATTGTATTAGCTTCCGCACTAGCAGAAACAAGCGGTAATGAAGCTACTACAACATTAGCTGAAGTCACAGCTACAGGCTCAGCAGTAGGCACAGCAACAACAGTTACAATTACATCTGCTGTAACTAGACCTACCGTAAGTACAGTAAATGTAGTATTTAACGCGGGTGACTACAATACTAACAGAGTAGCATATGTAATTACTGAAACTACGTCTGCTTCTCGCACTGTGATTGTGCCTTCACCTGAAGATAGAACGATATATATTCCGGCAGATAAACCTAGAATATTAGCGATAGCGGCTTAAAGGATTTGGCATGGCATTAAAATGGCCCAATAAAGACCCAGATGAAGTTCTCGACTACTCCGTTGACTGGAGCCGTTATCTTCCATCCAGTGTAACTATTACTGCTGTTACATGGTATATGGATGTCAATGGAACTAAAACAGAGTGGACATCTGGCTCCGTACTCAATGGATTACAGCACGTAAGTAGTACGCATACTGATTCTGTTTGCACAATCTATTTAGGCAATGGAGACGCAAACACAACATATAAAATAACTTGTGCAATTACTACATCAGATACTCTGTCAACAGAACGTGTTGTGCAGATTAAAGTAAGAGAGCGTTACTAATGGCTAGCACATATAATTTTTTGGGACTTGTTAATGATGTATGCCGCAGGCTTAACGAAGAGCCTTTGACTACATCTAACTTTTCGGGTGCTACAGGCTTTTATTCTGCAACCAAAGAGTTTGTCAACTCCGCAATTAGGGACATTAACCAGCTAGAATATAATTGGCCGTTTAATCACACATCTACTGAGCTTGAATTAGAGGCAGGCGTT